TGGAATTACCAACACCGATTAAGTTTTCAAGTGCAACAAGAATTAGTTTTAAACACCAATCAACAAGTAGAGTTATATGTAACCTAATAGGGTGGGAAGAATGAAAATACTTAAAGTAAACTATGTTAATGGATTGGCTTTATTTGTAGTCGATAGATTCACAAACAAAACGTTTACTATAGACCTAACTGAGTGGACAACAGAACAACAGATAAGGGATGCGCTAATAGCACTAATCCCAGAACCAGATGTAACACGACAACTCTTTGAAGATTTAGGATTAAAAACCTGGGAAGGAACTGATTTATAATGCCAGAAACAGATATAGACAGCACGGTAACAACAGACTTTACTAGTACATTCCAAGACTTCTCAGTAGATACAGAAACAACAGATGCAGGCAGCGGTCATGTAGAGGTCCGATGGCAGATAGAAGACTTCCATAAGAACCTGGGATACTACAAAAATGTTCCAGAACTCAAAGCAGCTATTGACACCAAAGCAAACTGGGTAATTGGTGCAGGATTTGAAGCGGACGAGGAAACAGAGTTACTTTTAATGTCAATAAAAGGTAACGGTAAGGATTCCTTTAATTCTATTCTAAAGAATATGTGGAAGATGAGCATAGTTGCAGGAGATTCTTTTGCCGAGATAATTAGGGATGGTGTTGACCTTGTAAACTTAAAACCCCTTGATCCTAATTCTATGGTTATAGTTCAAAATAAAGAAGGAAGGATCATAAGATATGAACAGGTAAACAAGCATAAGAAACCTATGCATAAGTTTGAACCTGATGAAATGTTCCATCTTAGTAGGGACAGAGTTGCCGACGAGATACACGGAACTTCCATCATCCCGTCAGTAGAAAAGATAATACTAGCGAGAAATGAAGCCATTGAGGACTTTAAAAAAGTAATGCACAGATACGTTAAACCATTCTTTATTCATCACCTTGACACCGATGATGTGGGAGAGATAGCTAAATATAAAGCAACATATGACACCGCTAAATCAGATGGAGAAGATCTATTTGTTCCAAAAGGTGTTGTCGTGCCTGAATTGGTTTCAACCGCCCAAAATGCAACCCTAAATCCGCTAACTTGGATTAATAATTTAACGGATTATTTCTATCAGGCCGTCAACACCCCCCAAATAATAATGGGTAATGCTAAAGAGTTTACTGACGCTAGCGGTAAGATTGTATATCTAGCCTTTGAGCAAAGCGTCAAGGCAGAGCAGCTTTATATAGAAGAACAAGTACTAGGCCAGTTAAATATAGAGATTGAACTAACATTCCCTGCTTCTCTACAAAGTGATGCAGTTAGCGACCAACCAGGAGAAACGGATTTACAGGAAGAACCACAAGAACCAGCAACACAACCTAATGACACAACAGCAGAACTTGAGGGTAATACATGAAATTCGACATAATCATCACAGGTCTATTGTGTATAACAGCACTGGGATTAGTTGCATTATTAAATGGAATCAATGGTACTTTGTTCACCATAGTGGTAGGGGTAATAGCAGCAGCGATGGGAGTATCAGTACCAAGACCAAAGGTATTTAGATAATGCCAGTTCACAAAAAAATAGGACGTGGAATAAAGAAAGCTTTTAAGAAGGTTAAGGATAAATTTAAAAAAAAGAAACCACCTACTATTCCAATAATAGGTCCACCTGCAGGTATAGCTAAACCTCTAAGACTAGGACCGACAAGAGAACGAGCTAAGTTATTACCTAAAAAGAAAACACCAGACGGAAGACCAGGACCTACGAGAGAAAGAGCCGCGGGAAGAGATACTCCTAGAGGAAGTGGAAGTTCTTTTAGATCAGTCAACGAACCAACTCCAACTCCACCGAAAACAGTATCCAGTGCTACAAATCTAGCATCATCACTACGAGACGTAGGAACAACAATAGCAGGAGGATTAGATAAAGCTTTCGACTCCGGACCAGCCAGAACAATAGGACTAACAAACCCACTTGATATACTTAGAAGAAGAGATACTAGAACTTTAGATACGTTTACCCCAGAAGAAATAAAAATAAAAGCTAGAGAATTAGCATTATCAATGTTACCTGGTGGTGGATTAGTTGCGGGATCAATCAAAAGTATTCCTGGGATAGTGGGCGGAAAAGTAACGGCAAGACAAGCAGGAATATTAGCAGCTAGAGGGATTTATGCTCCCAACAAAAAAACAGCAAGGCTAACATCACAATATCTACTTAAAATAGGACAACAAATGAAAAAACCTTATTTTGTAGTTGCTGCGATAGGCACCATGATAGGATCTTATGGATTAGCGTGGTGGGCTAGAGTAGATAATGCATTAGTAGGGGCAAATATAGCCGCTAGAGATGCTATAGAAACTGGTGATCCAGAATTAATAAAAGAAGTAATGCTAATTAGAAATGAAATTTTTGAATTAACAGTGTGGGAAAAAGTAGCAATAGGATTACCAATAGTCAGTTGGATACAACCATTCTCCGATGCAACAAAAGCCGCAATGCTACAAAAAAAGGTATCTGATCATTTATTACAAGATGAAGTAATAGCATTAGAAACAGGAGAAACAGATGACGAGAAATGGGAAAGAATAAGACAGGAAGAGAGAGATCAGACGAAGAAAGAAGCCATACTCCGTAGTGAGGAGAGTAGAAGATTGAAAATATTTCAAATACAAGCAGACGAAGCAGCAAGAAATGCAAGAAACGCCTCAGACAGAAGAATTAGAAATCAAGATGCTTTATTTTGGGCTAATGAAAGAGCTAAAGAAAGATTACTAGAAGAAAAAGAAAGAAAAAGAATAGCAGAATTTTGGATTGCGTATAGAAAAACAGCACAAGAATTTAGACTAGATAATACCCCCAGTAGATTAGGATTTGGTTTACTATAACGAGGTGAAAAATGGTAGAAGAAGATACTACAGAAGAAAAACCAGAAGAAGAAGAGGAACAGAAAGAAGAGAAAGAAACAGAAGAGGAGAAACCTTCTCCTGAAATAATAGAAACAGAACAAACAGGAAACCTGATAGATGAAGCCAACCAAGCAGCAGAAAGAATAGAAAAAGCAGAGAAGCAGTTATCCAGAACTTTGGACAGACAAGAGGCAATGACAGTAGAGAAAACCTTAAGTGGTAGAGCAAAAGCAACAGGAGCTAAACAGATAGAGGAAACACCCGAAGAATATACTGACAGGGTGGTGGCAGGAAATGTCGAGCTCAAAGACTACGAATAAACCAAACGATTTGGGAATTAAAATTGGAACCCCCAAACAACAACTACTTGAAGAAATGCAAGAAAATCTTGAACGTCAGATTTGTATTAACGAAATTGCTACCGAAACTGATGCTGTTATATTGAATGTTGTTAAGAGATTAATCAGCAAAGAAAAGGAAAAGTTTAAATAGTATATGCTAGCATATACTTCATATGGCTTTAGAAACCACACTTCTTTATGAATTAGAACCACCTGTGCCCTTTACTTGTGCAGATGGTACAGGAATAACCAAAGGAGCTATACTCAAAATAGCCGATCCATCTACTGTATCAGTAGCAGGAACAGATAACGACAGAGTTATTGGGATTGCAGCAGAGGAAAAAGTAGCTTCAGATGGTAGGACTAAAATAGCAGTATTTCTTAGAGGAATCTTTATCGGTACAGCAGGAGCTGCAGGAACAACAGCAGGAGATTATGTAATCATTGATTCATCTACGGGAGATGATAACGAGATAGTCGTAGCAGACGCAACTTCAAATTTCATTCTGGGAATGGCACTAGAAACAGCTACAGACTTACAAACATTTAGATTTATATTAGCACCTAATAGCGGACAACCTTAAGATGGTTAAATCTGGAGAAGCAAACATAAGAGGATTAGACATTGATAAGTTAGCAAAAGGTTTTGCTGACAAGATGTTCGTTCTTAAGAGATTTGTACAGGTTTCCAAGACAAAAGCAAGGTTGATTCGATGGTATCAAAAAGGAGTAGCATTCGATGCTTTAATCGACAGTCCTAATACCACAGGAATAACTACTTCCGATATTCTTAACACCGCAGATAAAGCTCTTGGTGTAGTTGCAGAACAAGCATGGACCAGGAAATCATCGACGGTACAAAAGTACATGGTTGAATCTCCTTTAATTTCCATGGAAGATATTAAAGATTCTGACGTTGATGTATTGGCAACCAATGTAAGAGACTTAGTACGAGCAGTAACCAATCAAGTAGATGCTCAGATATACAGCGTTCTAACAGAATCACAATCACCAAGCGACATATTAAATACAGCGTCCACACAAGACGGATGGGATGATGTTGTTACGGGTGATCCTATTTTAGACATACTTAATGCTAAACAGTTGATCATGGCACAAAACTATGATCTATCCAGTGGGAATGGTGTTATCATGATGAATCCTATTGAATTTAAACATCTTATGCAATTCTTAATTTCTGTGAAAGGCTCAAGTATCCCAAGCTTCTCAAGCAAAAAAGTGGAGAACGGAGTAATGACAGAATTACTGGGCCTAAAGGTCGTATCAACTACAACAGCAGTAACGGATTCAGTCGTAGTCTTCGTAAGAAATAGAGCAGTAACCTGGAAGATGTTTATGCCTATGCAATCTGTAGTTATCGATGATCCTGGTATTGGGAAAAAGATCAGAGTATGGGAAGAAGGTGTAGCCCTACTAACTGATCCTAAAGCTGTACATCTTATCACTGACACCATCACATAATGCCTAAACATTATAGAGCAAACTTACCGAAAAGAACTAGAAGAAAGAAGAAAAAATGACACTAGCAAACTGTGAACGTTTATTGAAATTCTATGAAGAAGGTAGAGGAACTGCAGGAGACACTAACTATGTAGCTCCACAACCCCGAAGAGCAAAGGAAATGCAGCAACACATCATTACTAAAGTTGAGAAGATTAAAAGAAACATGAACAATCCACAAATGCCACACTCAAGGTATTTATCACAATTCCCTGAAGAAGTAAGAGACGACAAATCAATGGAAAAGAAAGATGCCAAGAAATCTAAGAGATAATAATGACATTCTAGCAGTAGCTTTCACGGTTACTAATTCAGAAGTAGTCACCTCATTCGATGCAGATACAGCTACTTTAACAGTGACTTCTAATGCTTTAGCTGCAGTCATAGCAGACCTACAACGACAAGGAATACTTAACGGCGCGGTGTCTTAATGGCTACCGGTGATATTACTTCTACATACGAAGGGAGATTCACTACAGGAAGCGCAGCTTTATTGACTGAATTAGACACTCTTAATACCGGTGCAGCGACAGCAGGAGCAGACACAAAGACTATTATTCTAGTACCAGTAGGAATCAACGCTGATTCAGTAGACATATACACCTTAGCTAGACTCGCGTAAAATGGCATTGACAGATGCCTACGGATTTGACGCACCAGTTTCTACAGATACTACTGAGGGAGAAACTTCTGCTCATGTTATACCGGGACACGTTGACATAGAAGTTGTACATCTAGATGCCGATGTTTCTGCAGCAGAAGACTTCATGTTAATAGACTTATCAGATACTACTAATTGGCCCCATACTTTAACGGGTCACATTGATGTTGTATATATACTAATAAACGTTAATCCAACTGCAACATTTGCAGGAGATATAGAAATAGGATTCTTAAGCGCCGTTGATGCAACCAATGGAGACTTTCATCCAGTATTTGAGATACACATGGATAAGAAACAGGATTCCATCACTCAAATGATGAACTTCGGAGCCTTTGAAATGTCTTTGGAAAAAGCACATTGGTTTGGAACAACTACCGCCAATGATGTGGCATTTCAGACAGATGTAGCTCTAACGGGACCAGATGGCAATACATTCAACAGTGGAAGTGGAGATCTGGTTATGAGAATTGAAGTAGGAACCAGCAGCGTAGCGGTAGGTTTAACAATAGGTTATAGAACACATACATAATGCCAAGCACAATAACAGTAGGAAACGCAAACGTAACAAGAAACGAGAAGGAAGTACAAACACGCTATCCAGTAGAAGAAGGACTGACAGCAGGAACTAATAAAATTAAAGGAAGAATACCTAGATTAACTGCAGTAAAATCTTTTGTTCCAGAGAGGGAATCCTGCGGATTATAATGACATCAAGAGAAGAAAGACTAGTAGAGACACTAACAGACAGAACAGACAGTGATCCTATAGCTGCAGGAATGCACTTTCCCAATCCAGGTGGAGATCATTCAAAAGCAAGAGTTAGACAAGTGCCAACTCAAGACGATCACATTGTCAACAAGAAATATTTAGACCAAGTAGCCCAAAATATTATTCCTGAAATAGACAATACTTTTAACCTAGGATCATTAACAAAAAGATGGGCACAAATATTTGCAGTAATTGCAATATTAGGATCAATTGTGATAGGTGGTGCCATAAGATTACAAGCAATTGATGGAATACTCTTTATAAACGCTTCAACTAAGATCAATGGAAGTCTCAACGTCACAGGAAACATAACTGGAAGCATATACTTTGGAGATGGTAGTCAGCTTACGGGAATAGAAGCAGGAGGAACTACCCTTTGGGTTAATTCGTCCGGAAATGCAACATACGACGCAGGTTTCGTTGGTATAGGTACTACCACCCCTGGTGACTCTCTTGAAATAGGAAGTGGAGCTTTAATGATGCCGGATGGAAGTGCGGGAACACCGTCTATTCGTGCATCATCCAGAACAGCAGACGACAGTGGAATATACTTCCCTTCTGGTTTCGAAACAGCCATAGCTCGTGCTGGAACTCAGGTTTTTATAACTACTAACGCAGGTGTAATAGTTACTGCGTTGTTTATTGCATCCTCAGCAGTAGGAAAGATGAGTGGAGCTGGTCCTTCTACCATAAGAGAGGGTGTAAACCTTTTTGGTTCTGCTCAAAGAATGGCAATATTCTACGAAGGTTCTGCATTTGACTCACAAGACAATCCGCTTTCAGTATTGGCTACTTCTGGTAGTGATAATTACATGGTAGTAGCCCGTGCTGGTGACACTCAAAATGACAGTATATTTGAAGTACAAGATGGAAGTGGAAACCGTCTTGTTGTCATAGATTCTAAAGGTCAAATGGGACTAGGAACATTCGATCCAAATTCAACATTACATATCGAAGGAGGATTCCAAATGTCTGACTTACGAGGAGCATATACGGGAGGAAACGCATCTATATGCGTATTCGACAATGGTACATTTTATGCGGATGCGTCCGGATCGTGCTCAACACTAACCTAATCATGAAAATACATGGATTTAAGACATACCTTGCAGCAGGGGCGTTGCTCCTATACGCCATAGGTGCCTTTGCAGCAGGAAAGATAGACTTTGACCAGGCACTGGTAGAAGTACTCGCTGCATTGAGCCTAATGGGCCTGAGGCATGGTATGTCAAAACTAGTAGACGTAGTAGAAGAGTAGAAAACTAGCCCTTCTTATTTTCTACAGACTTCTTTGTCATAAATCTATCTATAAAATAGAAAGATTTATTGACAGAAGACGGGCTTTCTAATAAATACCGAATTTCTTCAAGTGTGGAGAAATCCGGAGGTGTCTAAATGGCACAAACAAAACAACAGGTAATAAAGCCTGTATTTACTAAAAGATATGGAACAACATCAGTTGGAGTTTTCGAGCGAGAGCAAGAAACTAAAAACGGTTCCTTTAAGTCGTACTCTGTAGCTTTACAAACAAGCTACAAGAAAGATGATAAATGGGTATACAAAAGAATATCCATAGTCAAGAACGATTTAACAGATGCATGTGCAGTATTGGAAGCTGCCAGGGTATTCTTTGAAGATTTACCTTTGAAGAAAAAATCCGCATAAAACTTCTTTTTTTTTATGCTCCCTTAGGTCTCTCTCTCTCTCTTTTAGGAAATACCCTACCTCTTTTATTACATGTCTCTCTCTCTAGTTAGTAGTAGCCTTAGAACTATTACTAAAGGTAATGACTATGGTTATATAAAGCTTTGGAATATAAAGTATATGCATGCATATAAAGTATATACGATACATTTATATACTAGGGTGTCTCTCTCTCTCTTATGGATATAGAAAAATCTTTTAAATGGTTCTCATTATTAGGATTAATATTTTACATCTCAATAATAGGATTCATTGTATGGATAATACTAAAAATAATGAGTTATTTCGGTATAATATAATGTACGCAATTAAAATAAAGAG